CTATCACTAAGCTCAGGGATGACCTTAATGAGAAATTTCCAAAAGAAAAGCCCTGGAACTACAGAGCGGTCAGAGTGATATTAGATAACCCTGTCTACTGTGGATATAACCAATTCATGGGAGAAATATACAAGGGAAATCATGAGCCTATTATCTCAAAGGAAACCTATGACAAGACACAGGAAGAACTAAAGATCAGACAAAGGACTGCACTTGAAAACTTAAATCCTCGGCCATTCCAGGCAAAGTATATGCTTTCAGGTATTGGCCAATGTGGCTACTGTGGTGCTCCTTTAAAGTTAATCATGGGGATGTATCGCAAAGATGGGACTAGGCTTGTAAAATATGAGTGTCATCAGAGGCACCCTAGAAAAATGAGAGGAGTCACTACCTACAATGATAACAAGAAATGTGACTCAGGCTTTTACCTCAAGGATGAGCTTGAGACTTTTGTCTTAAAAGAGGTCAATAAGCTACAACATGACTCTGAATACTTAGAGACAATCTTCTCAGATAATCACAAAGAGTCCATAGACCGTGAGAGTTATCAAAAACAGATTAGAGAGCTATCTAAGAAACTGAGCAGGCTCAATGACCTCTACATAGATGACAGAATTACCCTAGAAGAATTACAGAGAAAGTCAAGCGAATTTCAAAGTATGAGAGCCTTGCTAGAAAAAGAGTTAGAGAATGACCCAGCTCTTAAGCAAGATGAGGCTAAGAATACAATCAAGCGTGAATTGAGCAAGGGAGACATCTCAAAGATGGACTACGAGTCCCAAAAAGCCATAGTCAGAGCCTTAATCAAGAAAGTCCAGGTCACAGCTGAAAGCATTATCATCAAGTGGAGGATATAGAGAGAGTTTTACTATCCCTCATTTCAATCAAGGATACTAAAATTACTTAAAATGACCATTCTTATCTGCTTGTCATTTAGTGAGGGAAAAAACAAAAAAAGACCGCTCAAAATCTGAGCGGTCTTAGTGTAATTAAATTTTGAAAGCCTTTCTATATTTTATTTTTTTATTTTGCTGTAATAAGCCCATCGGGCTCTACTGTAAATTCAGGCTTGTCAGCCATTCTACCATCTGAAAGTAGCAAGTACCAGCCGTTATTGTACTTGATGAAGCAATCGGATTTCATGTCTCCATTTTGAGCGTCAAGATAATACCACTTATCGTAATATTTGACCCAACCAGTGACCATAGCGCCATCTCGGTTGAAATAGTACCATTTGTCATTGATTTTATTCCAATCAGTGGCCATTTCCCCTGATTTGTCAAAGTAGTACCATGCACCATCTGGTCGTTTCTTCCATTTGTCTGCAAGCATATAGCCACTTTCATCAAAGTAGTACCAAGTCCCGTCAATTTTTTCAAACTCATCTTTAGGATAAGAGCCGTTAGCTCTAGCGTACCAGTACCCCTCATCATCTTCTTGCCAGCCTTTCTTAGGCGCCTCAGGTTGAGCGTTTGGATTGGTTAGGCGATAGATATAAAAATATGGTTGACCAGCAAGAGCCCATATATAGTCATGGCTATTGACTGTGATACCGTTGTAGCGATAATTACAGTGGATAATATTTTCAGAGTCTACAAAGATACCTGTGTGACCTCCAGCACCAGCTGAGGATCCTTTACGCCCCCATATAAAGACATCTCCACGTTGAGCCTCACACTCAGTATTTTCAGCAATAAGCTCATAACCATTCTTAATGAGCCAGTCATGCTCATACTCTGTATTTACAGCCCATCCAGCAGATACTGCTCCAGCGCTCCTCAAAGCGTAGTAGACAGAGCTTGAGCAATCATAAGAGTCCTCCCCGTCTCTGTAGTCCATGCTATAGGACACTTTGCCCTCTCTAGCTTTCATCCATGCAATAGCATTTTCAATGTTAATAGTCATTTATTTTTCCTTTCAAATTATGGTAAAACGCCAGGCCAAGGCTCACTAGTCAAGTAAGAGATTGAGCTTACACGGATATCTCCGATGTCACGGTCTGTTGGTACTGGGTCAGTGAACTGGAAACGCAACATGTTACTGTCTCCATAGCCTCCTAAGTACCATGTGCCATAAGGTACACCTTTATCATTGTAAATCCCGCCAATCAAGCTAGACTCTGACCTGAAACCTAGAGGGACTCCACTCAATCCTAAGATGTAGCAGTTTCTTTCTTTATCGCTCCCTTGTGGGCTATATCCAGCGCCACCTCTGCGAACAACACCGAACCAACCCCAGCTTAGCCCACCGAATTGATACATAACAGTGTCATTTTTCCTGCGTACCTTTAAATATGAGCTACCTAGTTTAGATTGGATGTTTAAAGTCCGCCAGCCTGTGTCTCCAGTTAACACCTCCCAGCCCTGATTGCCAGCGCCTGAGCGCTTAATCCATTTCAAAGCACCATTTGTAACAGCGGTATCAACATAGGTTGTACCGACTGGTGCTACAACCTTGCCATTAGGCATACCAGTACCGTGGATTTCATACTCATTGACTTGTCCACCTGTATTAGCTGGAGAGCTTGGTAAGACAATGCTGCCACCTCCACCAGACAAGCTAAGAGTGTTGCCGTTAAGATTGAGCCTTTGAGGCTCTTTATGTTCAATGACTGAAAGTCTTTGTTTAACCTCACTGTCATTGTATGGCTGAGGGAGCTCTGAGTGTTTAACGTAGCCGTCCAGGCTCTGATGTTGAGTCAAGTAGCCTTTAGAGTCAAGCTCTTGCCTAGTGACTAGGCTACTAGTGTCTACACTTGGCTTATTCTCTAAAGCCTCTACACGGTCTCTGAGAGGCTTGTCATCATAGACGGTATCTTTATCAGGTTTGGCCTTTAAAGCCTCAATATCTTCCAAAATATGGGCGATTTCGCTCTGATTAGCCTTACCTGCTAACTCAGCTCTTAGCTCGCTGTCATCATAGGCTGTGCCTGGAGTGTTATTTTTAGGCAATAAGCTCTCAAGCTCATCCTTTGTCACAATATCCTTGACATCTATGACACGCTTTGTCTGAGCCTCCATGACAGGTGCCTGAGTAGCCTTGTCAATCTCTGAGATTTTGACACAAAAAGAAAAAGCATACACATCAGCTGCTTTCTCAACTTTCTCAAAATAGATGTATCCTGTGACTGTCTCACTGGCAATTATCAATGAATTGTCAAACTTGACTGTAAAGCTGTTGCCATCTATCGTAGCCTCTACCTCTTTATAGCGCTTGGTGCCCTTAAAGTGAAAGAGACAGATGACTTTCTCAGCTGTCAGCTCGTTCATCGTGAAATGAAACTCAGCTACATTCTTATCTTTGCTGTAAATCTCATGATGGAGCTTGTCAATTCCTCTGACATTGCTGGTCAGCTCTATCTTTTTGCTGATAATTTTTTCCAATTTTTGCCCTCCTTTCTAAAAAAAGAGATAAAAAAGAGAGCCTAGTAGGCTCTCCATGTTTAATCTTCGCTAGGCTCTGTATATGTCAGAGCTCTTGAGCTGTCTGACAGACCTGCTGTAGTAGGGTCAGGGACAATGTTTAGGGCGCTCACGATTGATAAACCGATAAGATAAGGGTTTGATAAGAATTTCAAGAATAACTCATAAACCCCAGACCAGCTAGTCAAATCCTCAAATTTTAACCCAAAATAGGTCAAAATAGGTAGGACGATAGCAAGTAAAAGACGGATAACAAACGCTCTATTTTTAAAGCGTACTAGCCAGTTAATTTTCATGTTAATTCCTCACTTCTAAAATGTTGTATTTTTGGTAAAGGCTATCTATATAGCCATTACCACCTAAATTTTTATAGCTCTTGTGCATTTTGTGGATGATATCAGACTCATGAACTGTAGTATATCCACGGTTAATAGCATTGGTCATGTCTCTCTCTAGTCTTAAATACATAGTGACTAGATGAGCCTCATCATGTACCAGCAATTTTTTATTGACATCTAAAAGCATTTCATTATTTGAGTGCCCTAGGTCTTGCACAGTCTCTACTGTATGTTGAATAGTGCCTAACTCGTTTTTGAGTTCATTAAATTGCTGCTTATTCAAATTGGCTGACTTGCTTGCTGTAAGCCCAAACCATCCAGTGGCAATAACACCAACAGTAGGGGCTAGATGTGCTATTAAATCAGATATAGTCACGATTGCACCCCTTTCTTATTGTGACACTGCCTCAGTATTTAGCTCTGTACTTGATGTTGGAGTGTTTTCTTTCGGTGGCTCCCATTTCCAAATGCCTAACTTGCCATTTCTCTCAAGGTCTACCAATTCAAGGCCACGCTTGAATACTGTAGGGTCTAGTGGGTTGTCCACATCTGTCACTCTTGCAAGTACAGCCCAGTTAGCAATGGCCTTGACAGCGTTAATAGCATTGTCTTTCTCCTCAAGTTTCTTGTCATAAGTTTGCTCTTGGGTTTTTAATTCCTCTTGTAGCTGTTTGACACCATCAGCTGGGTTAAACTCTGTGGCTACAACTCCAAGTACGGCCTCAATCAGTACATTATCAGGCTCATTGGTACGGTCTCCACTCAATACACGGTCAAATGCTGTGTAAGGCGACTCTTTGCGGATAGCCACTAAGGTTCTATTCCCATCTTGCAAATATTTGCTAATTACTTTAAATTCCATATATATTACCCTTTCTCATTTCTTTTAGCTTTAACTTCTTCATAAAGGTTTTTAAGTCGTTCATCAGATTGTAAAATCTCATTCATTCCCTCAAAACCTAACTTGATATTTTTTAAGTTTCTCAGCGCCTCGTCACGCTCATCTTTAACTTGTTGCAACTCAGCAAGCGCCTCGTCACGCTCAGCCTTGTCATACGCTCCATTTACAGTCTTGTTAGCTAACTCAATAGCTAATTGATTGATAACGTTGTCTGTTTTGTTCATTATGTCTCCTCTCTATTATCTCCAATTATAGTAAATCCCACTTTTATAATTGCCATCATGGTTAAGGCTTCTAAAATTTTCAAAGATATTATCTAATATCTTATCTAATCTTCTGTTTTTAAAAACAAAACTATCTACCCCGTATATCTCTCTAGTAATCGTGTTCATCCCAATTCCGCCAGCACCACCACCGTTAGGCTTAAAATCAATCGTCTGTCCGTAAAGGTTGATAGCTGATTGGATGCTGTTCCCTGACCTACCGTTCCAAATTTGAATACCAGCAGATGTGTAATCCATTGCTTGCAATCCGTTTCGGTTACTCATAAGAGCCGTATAAGAGGCGTCAACATTGTTAATGTTACCAGCTCCAAAGACTAAATACTGTAAGGGACGGTTAGGAAAATGATTTTTAATTCCAACATCATATGTGTTCATCTCTATCCACCCATCTTGTAAATTGAATGATGTTTTACCATTCAATGAGGACAGTACACCACCATTTATAAGATTAGCTGAGAGTTTGCCTGATGTGATGTTACTAGCGTTTAGATTGACTACATTGACTAAGTTAGCGTCTAGCTTACCTGTACGGATTTTACCAGCGTCTAACTCATCTATCATGGCATTTTTGATAGTCCCATTAGCAATAAACGTAGTGTCAGGTGTGACTACTAGCTTATTCTTTCCAACTTGCAAACTAGCTCCACCTGTTGCAAGGTTTAAGGCACTCAATACATCACCATTACTATTAAGAGTCTTGACTGCAAAACTGTCCTTTAAAACAGACATTGTAGTCCTAGTGTATTCACTATTGTAGTCTGTATTATCTACAAAATCCTCAGGAATTAAACGCCTGTCAATAATCATAGGTTTATGAATGACGATATTACCAGGGCTTGTCAGAGTAAATCTAAGGCTGTACTCGTTTAGCTCGCCAGTTCTTGGGATGTCTAAATAGCCTGTAAACACCTGATTACCTGTTTTAGTAAGTACTATTTGAGAATTATAATACATTCCCAAACTTGTGGTATTATCCAATAACTGAATTAAAACCTTGCCATCCTTTGGCACCTTGTCAACTGCAATCTCAATACGATAACCAAGACCATCGCCTTTATTTACAAACTTTTTAGTGAGAGGGAACCGAACCCCTAACCATCCTGACATAGAGTCAGTGTAGTTAATTCTAATGCCGTCATGGTCACCCAAGCTGACACGTTCTAAATGCTTGTCAGTATCAACTGATGAGATGAATTTTGGGATTTTAGTTGGAGCGTAAAATAGATTAGTAAGATTGCTAAATCTCTTACCTACCTCAACATTAAATAAGTCTGATGTTAAGGCCATCCTTGCTATATTGGTACTGATATTTGAGTCGTCTCTGCCTAAGATACGCTCATAGAGCTGACTTGTTTCTCTCACATGTTGAAAGTCAGCAAGAGATACCTTGCCATTCAGGTCAGTCCTCAAATTAGCAATTAAGTTAGTGGTCTCTGTGGCTGTTTGGTTAGCCTTATTTAGAGCCTGTACTGCCTTACCGTCAATTTGAGTGGCCTGATTTCTCAAAATAGACAAATTTTGCTCATTGTCTTGCTTATATCGTGATAGTTCTTGACCTGTTGAATTAGAGGCATTTTTAGCCTCTTGAGCAAGTAATTTAGAGGCATTAGCTAATTCTTGAGTAGCATTTGACTTTTTGAGAAAATCAGAGACCGTCTGGTCATGCTTAGCCTCAATCCCAGCCATCTTAGTATTGACTGCCTCAAATTGTTTGTCTACCTCTTTCTTAACACGGTCAACATCCTCAGTGTCAAGGCGTTTCTCCCACATGCTACCATTCCAAATATACATCCGTTGGTATTGACCATTTTTTTCAAACCATGTATCACCTATTTTGTGCTCAATATTTTTAGCTGGTGTTTCATTCCAAATTTTATTACCAGTTCCACTGATGAGATATTGAGGTAGAGTACTCTCAATAGCAGACTGTCTCTCCTCAACTACTGATAAACGGTCAGCAATTCCTGCAGTCATACTAGATGACAGTGACTGTCCGATAGTGCCAAGCGTTATCTCCTCATTAGAGTCAGTGTAGACATCATAGACCACCTTGACTACTTTCTCAGTAGTTGTAGTAATATCAAATTGTGGATAGTAGAGAGGGATGATGTCACAGAGCTCAACTTCCTCCATGACCCCAAAGTCTTGATAGTCCAAAGTCTGTGACAAATCTACATAAGAGACCTCTGTAGAGATTTTAGGAGCGCCAATGTTATTACTCTTGATGTAAGACTTACCTAGCGCCCTCAATTTTTCAGCTGTTGGAGGGTGCTTGTCATCAAACTTGCTTGAAAAATCTACAAGAGATATTCTTCTCTGAGCGTATAGTCTCAAATAAGGACTATCTAGGATGTGCTCAGGCAATGTGACTAAGACCTCATGTGACTCCTCCCCACTTGGTGTGTAACGTGAAAATGGATAGATAGAGGTATAATTGCCATTTAAAAGCCTTTCCTCCTCAACACTGAGGAGGTTGCGCCCATACTCTAGCACTGTAGGAGCCTTACGCCCCATCTGTTTATGTAAGATAATAAGGTTATTATCGAACTCATACTCACCACCAAAAACATCAAGGATGGAGCCTGAGACCCCACCTAATGCTTTCCTGGCACTTCCAACCTTATCTACTTCCCATGAGATATTACCTGTAGTTTGGATGTCTGAGCTAACATCAAATACATCATCTCCTACTAGGTTATCTTTCCAAAGTCTAAGAGCTGCCTCAGCGGTAATATTTGAGGCTTTTACAATAGGTTTCAGGGCAATATCTGAGGTTCTCATAGAGATATGACGGGCATAAATTTCAATATGTTCACTACTATTCTTGACTATACGGTTAATTTCAAAGGTCTGCCATTTAGTTCTCCTACCAGCGTCTGACTTGATTTTCATTTCCTCTTTAAATACAGAGGCAAAGTGGCCATTGACTGGATATTTGATGTATAAGTCATAATTACCATTTCTCTCTCTAGTAACAGTGACCTTATAAGCGTCTGAAATCTCACCCAGCCCAAAAGTTCTAAATGAGCGTTCATCAGCTCTATATAATACTGGGTTCATAGTTTAACCCCCCAATTCGGCACGGCTGTCATTGTAAATTCTCCAGTCCATGAAATCCTATTATCTCCAACATCAAATAGAGGCATTCTGTGCTTGCCGTTCCTTGTAATTTTATTCCAGGCTGACAGATTGCCACTATATACTAGATGTTTTTGCATATCTATTGTGAGCTCATTTTGGACGCTCTCAAGTGATAACTGGTAGCCGTTGATGGTTAAAATACCATTGCCATTGCCTCTAATCTTAATTAGTGGCTTAGATTGTACGTTTCCAAGATTTTTAAGGGTCATCCCGTTTGTCAAAGGGATTTCATTGCGCCCAGTTTTTAAGAATTTGATAGGGTGAATTAAAAAATTTAATTTCACCTCACCAAAATTCCTGAGCAATTCTTTGACACTAAATGACTCAATAAATGTAGCAAGATAGATATAATCAGGCTCCCATGAGAACTCTAACTCTTTCCATCCTTTAACATTGAGCCAGTCACTTATAGCCACCTCTGATGTTGTTAATCTCTCCACTGTGTGGAATTTCATAGGAAACTCACGCTTTACAGGTTTAAGTCTTTGATTATCTTTCAAAAGCACCCCGTCACGCCCTGGCACCTCAATAGTCTCAACATCATAGGAGGTGGAGCTAAACTCAATATCATTTATAATATTTAACCCAAAATCACTAGATTTCTTGCCATCAAATTTAATAAATGTGCTCATCAAATACCTCCTAATCTCTCTTGTTCTCTATTTGTGTACCATGCCATCTCTTTCATAAGGCGTTGTATGTCACGTTTTTCAGTCTCATCTACCTTGTTACCATGGTAGTTAAAAGTGTACTGGTTGTTAATTTCTGCATTAGTCCCTGAGTCAGATTTTTCAGTCTTAGCTTGCGCAAGTCCAAGGCTCATCTTTAAAGATTGGCTTAATGTGTTATTACCAAGACCAAGCAAGTCCTCAGCGTCAAATTTAAAGGCTGACATCTCTTTCTGGACATAGGCAAGACTATCAGTGACATCTGAGGTATTTTCTTCAATCCCTACAGCGATACCTTGAGCGATATAGCGCCCTACATTATCTCTAAATAGCCTTGATGGTGAGTGTATTCTAGCTCTAGCTCTTGCAGCTCTCTCAGCTTGAGCAACAATGGCATTAGCTGCAGCTGTCACAGCCCCTAAAGCTGAATACATACCACTTGCTAACCCTTGACTAATCATAGAGCCTACATAGCGCATAGTGGATACGCCTCTCATCCCTGCTGATTGTATTGAGTTGACCATTGATGACATTGCTGATGTAGCTGAGCCAATCCCTGAGCGTATACCATTTGTTATACCTGTTGATACTCCACGCCCTGCCTGTTGACCTGCTTGAGTCATTTGACTTGCTGATTGTCTTACCACATTAGTCATCTGTTGCATACTTGAGCTCATTTGTGAGACAGCTTGTGCCATTGCTGAACTAATCACTGAATTAAGCTGAGACATAGCTGATACAGCAGAGCTAGAGATGTTAGCAAAACTAGAGGCCACTGTAGGAGCTGATGTAGCTAATTGCATGATAGATGTGTTAGCTGTCATGGCTGAGGTTGAAATCGCTGAGAATAGGCTAGGGATTGTGCCTAGCACCCCACCTAAAGCGCTAATGACTCCATTTACTGCTGAAAAACCTAAGACCATTGCTGATGTAGCTGACATAGTGGCCATCAAGGCACTTGATAATGCTACAAGGGCGCTCTGTAAGACAGTAATGCCTGGAACAGCAACAGATAAGCTACTGAATGAGGCTACTGCTAATGTAGTGAATGTGCTTATTGCTGTCCCTGCTGTTGTCAGAGAGCTTGGTAGTTGGTTAATGCTTGTACTCAATGAGCTTAATGCTGTTGGTAGTGTCTGAATAGATACGCTTGCAAGTTGAGCGGATGTAGCTATCAACATTAGGCCTGTTCCTGCTTGTTGTAAACCATCTCCAGCCCCAGCTATACCTGAGTGAGCTATAGCAAATAGCCCTGCAGCAAGAGTTGTTAAAGTCCCTGCAAGGTCAGCTAAATTGAGGCCTACAAGTAACATAATACCCTCAGCCATCAACTTCACGCCTTGCCCTGCATTTTTAGCAGCGTTCCCAACAGACTCAAATACATTGGCAATCCCATCTAAAATTGTTCTAATTGCGTCCCCTGTGGATGTAATCACAGTAGAAATCCCATTGAATACTGTCTCAATAGCTTTACCGATACCTTGAGCAGCCGTAGAAATTGACTCTCCTACAGATGTAAAGACGGTAGCGATACCTTGTAGAGCAGTATTGATGGATGTACCTACTGAGCTGATGACCGTTGAAACGCCATTTAATGCACTTTCAATACCAATACCGATACCTTGAGCAGCCGTAGAAATTGACTCTCCTACAGATGTAAAGACGGTAGCGATACCATCCATACCTAAGCGTATGCCATCAGCAATAGCCTGAATGATACTGATAATCTGAGGCGCATTGCTTGAAATCGTATTGACAATCAAGGCAAAACCATTGGCAAAAGCGTCAACCAGTGTGGCTATTGCTAGTGCAGCAACTGCGACACCTGCTCCAATCAATAAGACTGTAGCTCCAAAAGCTAAGAGTCCCACAGCTCCAGCTGTCAAAGCTGGTGCTAGTAAGGCAAAAATACCAGCTAGAGCGGCAATCCCTACAACTAGAGCCACCATAGCTATCTGAGCACCTGTACCAGCACTTCCTAGCTGTATTGCAGCTTGAGCTAAGATGTAAAAACCTCCAGCTACTAGTGCCACCCCAGCTCCTACCATGAGTAGCGCTGCTCCCATTGATAACCATTGAGCAGGGCTTGCCATTGTTGCAGCCTTTGCTAAACCTTGAGCAATAATAGAGATACCTTTCCCAATTCCTTGAGCAGCTGTAGAAATACCTTGGCCTAAACCTTTAAAAGCTGTAGACAATCCCGAACCTAAACCCTTTGCAGCTGTAGAGATACCTTGACCTAGAGACTTGATAATAGTCCCTATTCCATTAAAAATCTTTGTAATCAAGCTTTTAGATTTAGTAGCACCTTTTACTACCTCATCAACTCCCTCTGTTGCTTTTTTAGCAAACAATCCAAAGGGATTGAAACTTTCTAAAAAGCTCAATGTTTTAAACGTGGCTAACACAGTCCCAATAGTGATGATGACTGTTTTCCACGCCTCAGGGCTCATTGATTTAGATAATTTTGCTATCCATGACACGATTGATGAAATAGCATTTACTACATGCCCTGCAGCCTCTCCGATGGCCTCCCATGGGATAGAGTCTGACAATTTGTCATATAGGTCAAGTGCTGCCTCTGATAAGTCTTTAAAGGCTTGATAAGCGTTTTTGATTGCTCCAGTATTAGAGAAAGCCTCAAGGGCAAACTGAATACCTGCAGCTAGGTCTTGAATGACCTTGTTTACAAAAATGATGATATTCCCAATTCCCTCAGTCAAATTATCAAATCTATTGATGTGACTTGTCAGCTCGCTAAAGACTGACATAGCTGTCACTCCTATATCTCTGATAGTATCTGAGATATATTCAAAGACTCCAATCTTGTTAAAGACTGCAAAGAACTCTGAGACAATTTCTCCAGCTTTAGCAAAGGCACCTGTAATAGTTGAGATAAACCCATCAATGTCAATGCCCTCTAAGAATGCCCCTAGCTTATCAGCTACGCTGTCAAAATTGATTTTGTCTAAAGCGTCTGAAATCGCATTGACTGCCTTGATACCAAACGAATTGAGTTTATCAAAGGCTGGCATAAGTTTATTAGAGAGGCTCTCTTTTGCCCCATCTATGGCTTGGTCTACCGTTTTAAACTCTGTGGCCATTTTTTGGAAAGCGTCTGAGTTCCCTGCTTTGTTCATGGCGTCAAAGAAATCCTCAGTCTTAACTTTCCCATCTTGCACAGCTTTTACAAGGTCAGCCGTAGACATTCCCATTTCTTTTGCGACTGCAGCCATCCCAGCAGGTGCTTGCTCCATCATGATTTTAAAGTCCATCCAAGCTACTTTAGGCTTACTTGCCATCTGTGTTGCTTGAGTGGATAGTGATTTCATGGCTTGCGCTGGGTTTTCAGCTGAGGCTGCAAGACCACCAAAGGCCTTAACTAAGCTACCTACATTTTTTACACCTACAGCGTCAAGCTGTGAGTAAGTATTAGCCATGTCAGAGGCTGAGTAGATGGTCTTGGTTGCAAAATCTTGCATTTCAGTCTTAGCTGCCTTGATTTCCTCAGATGAGCGCCCAAAGGCTTGGAGGTTCCCCTCAAATGTTTTCCAGGCTTTCTGTGAGCTGTTGAGCTCTGAGGCCATCTCACGGATACCCCCAGTGATTGCACCTACCCCACTTGATAAGGCTGAACCAATCAAATTAGCTCCCAGCACAGACTTAAATACAGAGCCTACTTTTTGCCCTGTACTCTCAAGGCTGCCAAACATAGATTTTAGCTTACTAATACCTGATTGAGCATTAGAGCCATCCATGTCAACCTTGATGGTTACTGAACCATCTGCCATTGTGTACCTCCTTTCTGTTAGTAGTCAAAATCTTTAGGCAGGGCATACTCTTTTTTTAACTTCCTCATACTTTCCTTGTACTGCTTACTGTCCCCTTTTTGAGGTTTATAAGAGCGGATTTTGAGCACCTCAGAGAATTTTGTATCACTAGGGAGCCCATTAAGGAGGGCGTTGAATTTCTTCCAGTGTAGGCTGTTTTGAGCGTCTATGAGGTCAATGCCGTAAGCTTGAAAAAACGATGAGTAAATATACTCAGCGTCATACTTTAGACTAAAGAGCCTTTCAGTACTCTCTGATTGACTCTTAGAGCGAATTTTGCTCTTGATAGGATTGCCTGCTAGGTCTAGCACTGGTGCCGTGTCTTTGGCTGGTATGACCCTGATGTGTTCCTCAAATATCATCTTAAAGATTGCCGTGGCTTGCTCAGGTGTTAGTGCCTGTGTGAAATCTACATCAGTAAATATCTGTATAGCAAGATAAGGCTTATAGATTTCCTCAACATCGTCATCATTAATAAGCTCAATGACTTTCAAGACTCTATTGAATGAGATATTCATGGGGTACACATCCTCATCAAGGACTAACTCATCAGTCAATTTCCTTGATAAATCTAGCATATTAGTCTCCTAGATATTTCTTGAGAGCGTCTGTATTGTTACGTTTCTCCCATTCTGAGATTACTCCAGTGATAGCCTCAAGTAAGTAGGCCATTGTGTCCACTGTAGACTCATTAGAGAATGAGTAGACCTTGTCAAACGCCTCTTTATCAAATAACTCTGACCATGAGTCTTTTACAAGACCCTTGAGAGTATCAAATGCCTTATCATCCTCTGTCTTGGCTAGTTTTTCGCCATCTTTTTTGAGTTTTTTGCCTACTTTTTCCATTTTGTGGATGTTTTCGTCATTGGCCACAAATTCAAGCTTGAACTCTCCAAAATCTACAGGGATGACATTGTCACGTTTTTTGATTACTACCATTTTTGATTTCTCCTACTAATTTTTTAAACAAAAATAAAAAGGGGAGCGGTTGACACTCCCCTCACTTCACATTATCCGACTACAGCGGACTGCTTAGGTGCTGTATTCCAGCTGATAGTTACCTCAAAGCTCTCATACTCAGAGGCCTCTCCGCCCCCAATTTTGATACCTGAGGCTGTAGCTACTCCGACATATTGAGTCTTACCATCAGACTCTACTACTTTGAACCACACATTACGTTCATCGCCTGTCTTAAATTCCATAGCTGCAATAATAGCCTGAGCCTCATCCTCTTTGATGTAGTCTCCCTCAAAGCTGTAGCCTTTCTTGACAGATGTTACCACAGTTTTCTTAGTGCCATCACCATTGTAGTAAGCAATGTCATCTGTTTCCTCATCGTTTTCAACCTCAGCGGTTGTCACTCCATCTGCAAGCCATTTCCAAGCGTCTGTCCCTGGCTCAGTAGCTGGTTCTGTTGATGACCAAGGCGCGATATAGTGTTTGCGCTTGGCGTTCTTCATTTTTGGCATTTAATTCCCTCCGTTTGTTTCTAATTGTGCTGTAACATCCAACATGTAAATATAAAAGCCTTGCTCATCTCTGTCATTAAGAAATGGCTGAGATACTTCAAGGCCTCTGAATTGATATGAGTTGTTTTTGCTAGGTAGTTCTAGGTTAAAATTAGCAAGAGCATGATTGATAGCCCACAGGATAGAGCTTGTCTTTTGATGGTCAAGAGTCTTGATAGCCACCTCAAAGACAAGACTGATGTCTTGCTTGCCGTTCATGTACTCTTTTAAAATCCTCCCACCTGGCAAAGGATATAGGACTAAATCCTCTTTCTCTGACAAATAGTCAAGTCTACAAATCAGAGATAGGTTTAGTGTATTGATGAAATCTCTCAAGACCTCTGAAAAATCGTTATTATTCATGTTTTTACTCCCATTGCATCCAATCCGACTTTAGCCCACTCACTAGCATGTAGAGCCTCAGCTTTTAAGTCCCAGCGCTTACCAGTTCCTGGTGTGGTATATTTTGAAAATACAAATGTCCTAGCTTTGTTATAACTGGAGCCATAAAACTGAGCTCTTGCATAAGGGCCAGGGTATCGCACCCCATCCTTAGTAGCCTGACCGCTACCGCTTAGGTCTCCACTCTTTCGTGGGATAAATGGTGTAAAGTCAGTCAACATTTGATTAGCAATAGCTAACTTGCCCTTGGCTAGTGCCTGTGGGGATACTTTCCTCTCTATGCCTTTTAGGTCAACTTTTACAGATACGCTAGTCCCCATCAGATACACTCCACCTCGTAACAAAATACTTTGCTGTTATGTGGATAACTGACAGGTGTGACTGAGGTTACTCTGTACTCACGCTGACCATCTTTGATGACGGCATTGATGAAAGTATCATCTAAAGTGACTGGACAATGTTTAGGATACACAAATAATATGCTAGGTTTAGACTCTGTACGGTTGTTTTTTGTGCCTTGCACTTGATACTGTCTATCAAATCTAACAGGTTTGAGGGTCACTGGGCTCTCTAATATTACTTTTCCCCATCCGTCTTTTTCACCTGTAGCTTTTTGAATAGTCACAGCGTCAACTAATAGCCGTTTATCTATCATAACCTACCCCCCTGAACCCAAAACCAGCTCCTTTGAGCACGTTCAAGGCGTCAAGTGATAGATTATACCTAGCACTCTCAAACGATTGCTTAGAGGTGCTCTGATAGCTCACATGAGTCCTACCAAGTATCACAGTAGAAACTGCTTGCTTATCCTCAGCTGTAGTGATACCACTAGCGTCTAAATAAGCCACTTGGTAAGCTGTAGCAAGTTTGACAGCTTTCTTTCTAGGCTCAAAATCAGTCTCAAAATCCTTAGTGTCATAAAATCCATTAAGAAAGAGATTGATAGCTACCTCAGCTCTCATCAAAACATTTTCAAAGTCACAGACCTCATCAAAACCTAACTCATTATACTCATCTTTAGTTAAATAAGCGATGATGACCACCTCCTCCATTTTAAGAGGCGGTCTTAATCATCCGCCTCAATTTCTTCTTCAATTTCAACTGGTACAAAGAATGGACTAAGCTCAGGGTGTGTGATAACACCTTTAGCATTGAGCTCAGTGACTACATCCTTATCCATGATGTACTCTGTGTCCTTATCAAAGGCTCTCTCATAGCCATTGATATTAAAGACCACATTGGCTGTAGCTTTAAATTTACTCATTTAGCTACTCCTTTACCTCAAAGCCTGATTTTTCAAAGGCTGAAATCATTACAGGGTCAGTGAGAGTGTACTCAAGCTCATCCTTAGTCAGAGTGACCTCTTTAACAGCCTCTACTACTTCCTCTGTTGTATTATCTTTAGCCATTAGCTACCTCCTTAGGCTGTTTTGTGAACATAAATAGCTTTCTTCTTAGCGTCCAAGACGAAAGCGTCATAGCGGATACGCCCCTCAACCAGTTTACCATTGATACCTGGTGGGTTATCGTGGATTTTGTAGTCTTGCAACTTAACTGGAGATGTGATGGCTGCTGAGTGAGCGATGACAAACTCAACACCTGTAGGTAGGTAAGTAGTAGGTGTCAACACTACTGGAACACCATCAATCATACCTACTTGACCCTTGATAGTGATTTCTTGACCAAGGTCAGAGTTTTTGACAAAAGTGTCATCAAGTTTAATCAACTTGTAGAATTTAGGCGATACATGCAAGACACGGCCAGCTGATGGGACAAGAGCGTCATCAAGTTTAGATTGCCCCTCAAGTACAAGCTCATAAGCGTTAGTCTTAGTCACTGCACCTGTACCGACATGAGTAGTCTCAGCACCTGCTACAGCTTTTGAAAGACGGTACTTATCAATCTCAGGGATGATAACCTCTGAAATTTGACGAGCTAGAGCTTTGCCCTCTGCCATAGCTCCATTTGTTCCTTGCAATGATTTATTGTCAATCGTGAATGTGAATGAGCGGTCTTGAGAGAGCGTCATAGTTTGAACGCTGTTTCCAAGCTCATCAGCTGTACCGTAGCGATTTTGACCAGTGGTCTTGTAGTCATTCATTGCTGATGTTTCTACTGTGTAGACCTTAACTGTCTCAGCGTCAATGAAATCATAATCCTGATTGATGATGTTATTAGTAAGAGCCTCTCTTGCAAAACGCTCATCTACTTTCTGACTGAATTTTTCTGCGTAGTTTACTGCCATTTATGTTTTTCCTCTTTTCTTTTTAGTATTATACGCTGTCAAAGCCTGCAAAAAGGGCTTTGTCCTCTGCACTCAAACCGTCATCTGCATTACTTGCTGATGGATTGCCTGGGACAGAGATATTAGGATTAGGTTGCTCTTGTACCGTTTGGAAAAGGTAAGGGCTTGACTCTCTGAGTGAGTTGATTGTGTCCTCAAGCTGAGGCTTGCCATCTTCTCCTAGCTCAATACTGTCTAGGTCAATGAATTTCATCAAATCATCAGAGTTATATGCTCCTACATCTTTCAAAGCAAGTGCAATAGCATTGGTTTTGTTTACCTGAGCAAGGTTTGCCTCACTATCTAGCTTATACTGCTCAAATTGTGCCTTGAGTTGTTCAAGCTGTTGCTTGCTCTCCTCACTAGCACCCTCTTTGGCTTGTAAGTCTTGGATAGCTTGAGTCTGTTGCTCAAGTTGTTGCTTTAATGTTTCGTTTTCAGCTTGTAGCTCAGATTTAGCCTGTGATTTTGCGTTCTCAATCCCTGCACCGTACGCTTGCATGATATTGTCAATCACTGCCTTATCTTCGATACCTGCTTCAACTAACATTTCACGTTTAAGACTCATGTCTTAATCCTCCTTTTTACGTCACATGGACAAATTAAGACAGTTTTACGCCATGCCATAGGGCAAAATAAAAAACCTGATGGACTTCCATAGGTTTATAGTTTATTGTATTAAAAAAGCGCCTAGATTGTTCTAAGCACTAATAGTATTGTACATCTGTTTTAGACATGACATCTGACAGTTTTTGGCCGTCAATATCTAAATTTACTAAGTCATCAAGAGAGGTCACTACATACGTTTTAGAACCTATAGAGACCTGTATATCTGTTGTAGAATTAGGTAAGATAGCACAATCTTGCCCTTTATAGACAAAAGAGGCGTCCCATCCATTATCATATAACGCTTGTAAATCTTCTAGTATCGCCATAATATATCTAGGTTCTCCTCTCTTTCATTGTTTGTTAATTCTCTAGTTGTTCTACTGACAAACTTGCCGTCATCATCAAATACATAGTCATGGACATGCTCGCCTTTTTTACCGTAAGGATGTTTGTCAGGTTGCTTATGATTAGTGAAATGTATATCTTTTGCTTTGTAGCCCCTATCATCGTAGTAGGTTCTACCAAGTACATCTCCATTGGTCGCGTTGTGTTGGACTACACTGTTTGGCTCTCCAGTCTTTCGTGGAGGTGTATGCCCTACTGTAACCCCTGATACACTTACTATTTTACCACTTTTCACAGCTTTTTCAAGTTCTGCACGCTTAGTAGCAAGCTCTCTAGCTTTCTTTTGTTCTTCTCTAAGCTTAATCTCTTTCTTAGCTTGAGTAAATGGGTCATCATAGTATTTCTCTCTAGCATAATCTCTATGTAGATAAGGATGTTTTCTCAGGTAGCTCCTCATGGCTCCCTGTTTCATCCTAACCTTGCTCTTATACTTATCTATCAGCTCACTATCTCCTAGCTTTTCAGCTACATGGAGAAACTCTTTAGACTTCCTGATAGACCTCTCTAGGGCTCTCTGTTTAGCCTGTACGTTTGCATTTTCTATAGCCTCCTCAGGTGTTAGGTCTTTCAAATAATCAGGTAAATCAGGCTTGTAATTGACCCCTGGGATGTATGGTGTCATCTCATGAGTGCAATTTATACCCTGACAACCAGCAGGATGACCGTAGCCATAGTCAGCTAAAGCAAGAATACGCTCTCCAGCCTCAGTCCTAGCAACTCCAGTAGTTACTATCTGATGTTGTAAAGGAGCACACATCTCTCTTGCTGTGGCCTTTTTGTGATAGTAAAAGGTATCTATCCCCATTTCCTCAGCTGGAGCTGTCCTAGCTTCACGATAGACTCTCCAAGCTGTGGACTTGATGACCTGTCTAGCGTATGTGTCAGCTTTCCAGTGTTTGCCTTGGCTGTCAGTAAATCCATAAAAGCCCTTTTCAGCCCATTTTATGACTGTATCAGAAATAGCTTTGTCTGATGTAGTGAGACCTGTGACAACTTTAGCCACGCTTTCCTGGACAATAGACTGATAGACCTTTCTCACGCTCATTGGTAGAGTGGTATTGATGAGGTTATCTATATCTCCCATGGTTTGGTTGACATAAGCAGCTAAATTGGTCTGAATGAGTGAGTTATCAGTAAACTCTCCACCCATGGACTCTAGTAGTTGCTCTTTTGTGTCCTTATAGACCTTGTAGCCCTCGTTTTGAATGACATATCTGAGCTGTTCCTCAGCAATTCCTGAGCGCTCTGAGATAAGGCTGACATTATCCTCATTGAGGAGCCCCATCTCATTCATTTTCTCAAGTTGCCATAAGTACGGATTTTCTTCCAAGCTAACTGAGCCACGCTCTTTGAGCCTGTCTATTACTTGGTCAAATAAGTCAAGAGTTAGCTGGTGATAGATGTCAGCCACATTGCTTGCGTCAAGCATTAACTGCTCATCATTTAGCTTGATTGGTTTCTTTTTAGTCATACCATACCCACCTCAAAAACCTACTTGAGGGTTTAATAAATAACTTAGCTGGGTTGAGTGGAGGCAAAATAAACCTAAATAGTTTTTTCATGCTATTCTCCATAGACTGAGACATCCTCAGGGCTACGCTCAGCATTTACATCATCAATGGCATTACCATCAATCTCGGCCTTGATTTCTTGAGCTTTCTGAGGCGTTACATTTAGGACTTTCTCAATAGCCATGACATCCGTACCAAAGCCAGCGTTAACTACTTTTATCCAATAGTCAAGCTCAGCATTTCTGTCAGTAAAGACACCATCATCAAGATTGACACTGATTTTGTCCATTTCAGGGATATTCCCTGAGTATAGCTTATAGGCTTTAGCAAGCTCTAGCATTGAGATGATGAGTTCTTTCAGTGATTGCTCTACTAGACTGACAATACTGTTTCTCATTTGATAGGTGTCACTATTCTCAGAAACAATCTCTGTGGCTGTTTTCATTGACTTACCGTCAAAACTAAACATACCAGCTGAGACTCCAATCTGCATTTCAAAAAGGCTTAGGCCTTTGTTGATGGCTTTGATGTAGTCATCTGAGCGGATTGGAGTAGTGAGGTCAGTGATACCGATACCTTTATCAATATCCCCTGAGTCAAATTGCTCATAGACATTGTATCCTGGTTCAAATTCACGCTTGACTACTACATTATCCCCATCCTGATTGTATTCTGTCTTAATCATCTGACTAGGGACGGCCACTCTGCGCTGACCCATCTTGACCTCCCACATAAACTCATCATAAGTTGTATTGAGAAAGTCTATTGTAGTCTTTGCATTATCAAAGATAGATAAGCCTAGAGGGCTGTTGATATCCTTGTTATTCATTCCTGGAGTCTTTAGATAAGTGAATAGTGGGCGACTCAAGCCATTTAGCTCTACCACTTCCTCTAAATCCTCATAAAGCTCTGATAACAGCACTCTTGAGCCTACTATATTCTGATTATCAGACTTGTATAGCTCATTAGTGATTGTATAGCCGTCTTCACTCCACTCATGAAACTCAATCAGCGTATAGTATCTTTGCTTGTTGCCCTCTGCCTTGATGGTCTTGGTCACGATTGCTGCACTTGATACATCCTGAGTGTTGCTTTGTAACGGCAAAAAGACAGGTGCTTGAATAAATGACACTCTGACACGGTCATCATCTACATAAGGCCTCATAGCAAGACCTCCAAGCGCTAAACAGCTCTCAAGGTAGCGCTCAAAGTTCTTTGTAAATCTGTCATTAAGTAGCTGAGCTTTGATAAACTTGTCAGCTTGCTCATCATCTATCTTGATTTCAGCCTGTTCATTAAATACTAGGCTTGCAATCTTTTTAGCAGCTGTACGCCCTACAGGCAAGTGATTGAAATCTCTTTTATTTTTATTGCCGTTGCTATCCCTGTATTCTACCTGTGGATAACGGCCTGAGAAATATCTGACATTCTCTCTGATACGGTCATACTCTGTGGATGACACTGCTATCTTTGGATGGTCAGTGATATTAGTTAAATTTTGCGCTGTCATCGCATACTTACTCCTTTTGAATATATCTTTAATCGTTTGGACTAGTCCCATTGTTAGCTCCTTTAGGCTTTTAGTCTCAGCTCTCTAGCGTTGTCTAAGACAAAATACTTGAAACCATCTACTGTGTGGTCATCTTCTTTGATGACTTTAGGGTCATCTGTATTGATGGTCTTATCATCGTATCTGTACATCTTATGCTCCTCTATGAATACCTTGTTATTTTCAGTGTCAAGGTAGTAGAAACGCCCCTCAGCTAGTAAGCTGATGACCATGTCTATCATAGTCTGATTTTTCTTTTTGGCTACTGGGTGCCAGCGCTCGCCATAATCTCTGAAATATTGGTTTCTCAAAGCTCCCTCAGCACTATCAATAGTCATCTTGAGCTTAGGCACTCTGTACTGTTTCATGACGCTATCTATAAAATCATGTATCATGACTGATAGCTCACTAGGCGCCTTTTTAATGGTCTTGCCAGCTGGACTGTAGTAGAAAGTATCTAATAGGATGACCTTACCCTTTGCAGTGAGTCCATAGGCTCCACAGGTTGTAGCTGATTGCTGGTGTCCAGTATCCATGGCAAACGATATACCTATCAGCTTATCATCCTCAGGGAGGCTCTGTAGTGGTTTAAAATAGCTCATGTTATAGACATGATTACCTAAACCTATGACCTCTCCTAGATACATCCACCTGTAATAGTCAGGGTCAGTCTCTTTGTAGCGCTCAATTTTCTCAATCATCTGCCTTGAGAGAAATCCTAGTCTATCATCAAGGTAGGTGCTATGATGTATCATGTAAGTAGGGTCACTAACTTTTTCGGCTACCCACTCATTAATCCAGTCATAAGGATTGCGTGGAGGGTTGTAAGTGAAATAGACCTTGACCTGTTTGCCGTTTGGCAATTCTTGACGGATGAAAGTATCCTCAACTATGTCAATATCCTCACGGCCTGCAAACTCAGCAAGCTCCTCAAACCATACAGCCATAACATAGCCCTTGGCTATCTTTTGGGATTTGAGTTTCATAGGGTCATCTACACCGTAGAAATAAAAAGCTGTACCTGTCTTGATATGAGTTATCTGTAAGGGAGATTTCCCAAACTTGAACTGATTAGCTAAGCCCATCTCATAGATAGCCCACCTTATCTGCTCATATACTGACATTCTCAAGTACTTGCCTACTTTGCGTAGTACTACCACATTACCCATAGGGTCATTGATAAAGTCATTGACAAGGTCAATAGAGACCACTGATGACTTAGTAGAGGCACGGCCACCCTTGAGCACTACATGGCTCTTGCTAGTATATAGGACTTCATCAAATACTGGATTAATCAGTTTGGCTAGGTTTAGTACTACCATCATACTCACTCCTATCAAACGTAAATCCAGTGATTACTGTATCATCCTCATCATCTGAGCCTAGTTGCGCTTTGAGGTTTTCAATTTCAAGCCTTAGCTTTTTATCAGCCAGCTCTAAATCTCTGAAAGCCATGTTATTCATACCATCCAAAGCTGACAAGAATGCTGTTGAGTTAGCTTGTCTCACTCCCTCAATCTCAATACTTGCTCTAGCTTTATTTTTTAGCCATTCATACTCATTAAAAGCCTGTTCTCTAGCCCACAAAGACATGTTTGAGAATTGCTTTAATAGTTCTCTGTACCTTGCTAAAACCTTACTATTTTGTAGCAAACGTGAAGCAGCGCTATCAACAGCGCTATCTTTCCACTTTCTAGAGGATGAAAAAGCCTGTCTATATGCTTGTCTTTGAGATAGTCCAGTGATTATTCCTTGGACAAATAGCTCTTGTTTTGGGGTTATTTTATCCACTCACTAAACTGCCTCCTTTCAGACAAAATAAAAAAGCCACTCAATGAGTGACTTAATCTGATGAGCTACTAACATCAATTAGAACCGATACTATATTCTTACCTTTACATTTTTATTTTTCTGTAGCTTTTAAAAATGGTAGTGCCTGGAGTTGAACCAGGGACAGCCTCCAAAGGAACAACAGTAGCAATTTTTAAAAAAAGAGACTGCCAACCGTATCACTACCTCAAAGAGGCTTGCGCCTCAATTCATAAGGAGTCTCATCTGCCTCAGCATTTGATACTATCATTTTATCAGAATTATAAAACTGTGCTAACAAGTATCATTTTTTTCTGTACAGTTTTGTAAAGTTCAATCTAGTCCCATTCTCTCTAAAACCTCATCCAACTCAGAGATGGCCGTATTTCGCCAAGTATAAAAAGTTGTCCTACTGATTTCCAATTTGTCACAAATATCATCCACATACATCTTGTTGATGTAAGCCATCCTCAAGATTGTCCGATGTTTAGGGTCTGATAACTTATTGATGAGTCTACTTAGTTCTAGCTTTCTGTCTATGATGACATTTGTGTCTTTCTCTATCTCGTCTTTCATTGTGATAAGCTGAGTGTACACATCATCAATCTTTCTGACTTTGCCACTTTGGACTTTAACATCAGTCCACTTAGGGCTTGAGAGTAGACCAGCCTCAAGCTCATTGATTTCATCTATACGGCTTTGGATATCTAAGTCTAAATGCTGTAGCTCTTTTAAGAGCTCTGTTGCTTTATCCACTCTCATTACTCCTTTAGTTGACCTCATTCAAAATTTTTACAGTTTCCTCATAGCTCAAATGGACTTTGACTTTTTGTTCCTCATACACTCCGAAAATTTTATAAAACCTGAAATAAATGATAGTTGTATTGTCATGATTTTTGATAACTGAGAAAATGTGTTTGAGCATGTCTTTTCTTAATGAAATATTAGGAAAGACTACAAGCTCTAGCTTATCTTCTTTAGCTACTTTCTTAGTTTTGTTAGCTCCTAGATATGGATATTTTTTAGGTCTCATTCTCCTACCTCCTCTGCCATACACTGTAGCCATACAAGACTCTCATATAAATCCCTTGCATGTCTCTTGATTTTTCCTAACTCATAGCTGTCTAGGTTATCTGAGTTTTTTATAATATCAATTTTTAAATTTTCAATCCTTAAAATAAAGTCTTTCATTTTTTTAATTCCTTTAAATAATTTTCCCATCAAATACTAGCGTGATTGTACCTGTGCCGTCTTTGTTATCTGATATTAGTGCACGGCACGCCCCACTGTATTCAACTCCCTCAATCGTGATACTACGCTTGTTTTTGTTAACGTGGATGATGGTGTCGTTTGGTGTTTTAATTCTCATGTCATAGCCTCATTTCTTCAAATACTCAGGCATGTCATCACCTACTCTGATGCTCTCATATTGTTCTTTTGTCACTAAAAATTTTCCATAAGAGGGCACTGTGACAGTATAGCGTCCCTCTATGATTTCTTTATCACTGATTTTCCCATGTATTCCTGAGCCAGCATTATCAACTTTATAAATGATTATAGGCTGTTTGCTAGTTGCAGGTGGTGGGTTGAATGGTTCTATATTACCCAAAATAAGCCCAACTACGAAAAACAGAATACATATAATGGGGTGGTCTATATTATCTATTAGCCATTCCATTTCATTTCCTCAATTTCTATCTCTATTCTAGGATTTAGGCTATAAAATTTGCCTACATCATGCAAAGCTATCTGTCCATCATCTTTAAAGACAATCCCTGACATGCTGTCATAGAGAGCTTTCTCATAATTATCTATGTCAGGCTTTTTGTCTACTGGGATGACCTCATCAATGAGAGCTTGATGATATTTCTTGACCTTAGAGAGATACTGAGGAGGCTTGATGTAAAATCTAAGCCGTGCCCTCAAAGAACCCTCAAGGATAGACTGACCCATGTACTGATTAGCAATGAGTAACTGGCAATTATTGCGCCAGGCTTTCATTTTAGGGTCATCATAAGGTCTCCCATAGCGTGTAAACCGTGGCCTTGATTGTGGTTTAGGCTCAATGTTTAGAGTTAATTTCATTTAGCTATTTTCCTTTAAAAATTCATTATAAACTTTAGAGAAAATCTCTATTACTAGCTTTTGTGGGATATTTGAGCGTTCATTGTATGACTTTGAAAAATTACACCACTCTATATCTTGCTTGACAATGTCATTTTTAAGACCTAAATAAAGATTACTAGCAAACTTTGTAGGTTTCTGCAAAGGGTAGTCATAATTGTTGTAGCGTGTGAGATTGAGATGTGGCAGCTTAAATCCCATAACTTCCTCAATATATTTCCACAATCTCCCACTTGCTGGATTTTCTATGATGAAATACTTAGGTTGATACCTTTTTATGATTTCAATAGTATTAAAAGCGCAAAGCTCCCCATTTACCCTCTTCATAAACTGACGGTCATACTGATAATTTATATAGGCTTTCTCGTAGTCAGAGGCGTTCCTAACCGTAAACATGCTAGGCTCCCTTTGTGGAGCAAAGAGGCTATCAGACAAATCCTCTTGTTTCCAGCAAGCATTGCCGTTTGCCATAGCGCTTGCATTTGACCAGCTCTCGCATGGAGGGCTTGCTATAATCAAGTCAGGCCTTGGCAATTTGTCAAGTGTATCAAAAAGGGTGCTGTCTCCAAACAATCGCCCATAATCAGCAAGATTTAGATTGATAAAATGATTATTTTTCTTTTCTATGTCTATTCCGATTGGATAGATGTCAATGTTCGCCCCCCCCCCGAACTATTTAGAGTTTTCACGCCGTTTGTATAGCTGCCATTCCCACTATCGAATAACGCCCAGACAGTCATTTTTCTATCTGACATTGATACCCCCTAAAATGGCAAATCATCATCAGAGATACTGAATGGGTCAGGCTGACTGAATGGGTTGCTATTCCCTGTGTAGTTGTTGCTTGTTTGAGCTGGAGCCTGTTCCTGTTGTTTGTTGCGACTCTCTAATAAAGCGACACTCTCAGCGACTACCTCAGTCACATATCTACGCTGGCCATCTTTTTCATAAGACCTCACTTGTATCCGTCCTGTGAGCCCAATAAGTGAGCCCTTGCTACAATACTGAGCAATGATGTCAGCTGTTCCTCTCCATGCCTGAAATTGGATAAAATCAGCCTCACGGTCTCCATTTTCATTCTTGAAATTGTGATTGACTGCCAGTGTGCCCTGTAATGCTGATACATTGTTAGGCGTTTTTCGTAGGTCAGGAGGCGCTACAAGCCTCCCAACCAGTGTGACATTATTTATCATTTACTTTCCTCCCTGGGTTTTCCAACCATTCAACCAGGTCATCATGATTGTCTCTGATATAGCGTTCAAATTCCTCAAATTGTAGGATAGCCCATCTTAATCTGTCCATACCCTCTCCAGCTTTTGAGCAAAAACCACAAATTTTAAAGATAGGCTCAAGCTCTATGTCTACAAACTGAGTAAAATTGTCCACATTGTAAGTTGTATCTACCTTTGAGCTCACATCAAGGATAAACTCATCTCCTAAATCATGGATGACTTGCAATCTCTTTCCATCTGAATAGATTGAAATGCTATCTGATACTTTTCTAATTTCCATTTTTTACCACCCGTTCTGCTCATTGAGCTCATCCTGAGTCAAAGGCTCTATACGTTGATAGCCACTGACCTTGTAATTATGCTTGACCTTAAATCCCGCCTGTTCTAGCGTAGCTTTGAAACGGTCTTTTTCAGCTGTGTCTACAAGATACACCTCAACTGTCATTTTTTGTGTATATCGTTTTAAGCCATTCTCAGCCTCTCTGAGAGCGTTTGTCTCATTTTGGGATAATTCCCCACCGTCTAAGATTTCGCCTGTCTCAGGGTCAAATTTTGGGGTCTCTGTTGATTTTGGCTGACTTGCTTGCTCAAGTTCTTGTCTTGCACGTTCCAGCTCTTGCTTTTCTTTTTGGAAAGCATAGTCAGCTTTAATCTGTTCAAAAACCTCAGCAAGGGTCAAGTCTCTTAACATTCTGATATAAGGAGAGTCAGTCATCCCATACTCAGCACAGAGGCCTGAGATAGCTGATTTAGATTTCTCAAGCTCTTGCTGTTTCTGAAATTCAAATGTGACCATATCATCAAGGCTTTTCATAGTTGCTTTTTTAAGCGTCATCCCATCTGCCATGAAATCACTGGCCTTGATGTATTCTGTAGCCTTTTCATCAAAGACTCTAGGGTCTATCATGTACTCAGCTGACTTGTTTGAGATGTAGGCCTTGACTGTATCCATTCTGACCATCTTTTGATGAGCCTCAAACTCTTTGACATCCACATCAATCTTATCAATGATGTCCTTTAAGGGCTGGATGGCTTGCTTGATATACTTATCAAACTCATCAGCAGGCTCAGATAGTAGCTTTTTATTTCTGATACGCTCATCAGAGACCTGCTTGTCTAGCTTGCGTAAATTAGCAAGCACTTGCTTGTCATCTTTGATAGTTGAGGCTGTGACCGTGTAATTTTGATACTTAGTCACTACCTCATTGATATTCTGTTCAAATTTCTCACGGTCAATGATTTCAACCTGTGCCTGTGTGATTTTTACTTGTAATTCTTGCATGTTGTCCCCTCTCTAATAATCAAGCTCATTGTCATCTAGCAGCTCGCCCTGGATTGGTTCATGAGGTGCCTCAGGTTCCATCTTAGGCACTGTATAGCTTGCCTCTTGTTCTCTGTTAAATTGCTCAATCTGAGCCATTTTGCGTGCTACTACATCCTCACGGCTCTCTTGTGGTGTCACATCAATAGGTTGAGCTTGCTCCATTTCATCTGATGAGTAAAGGCCTCCTACATCCTCAGAGAATGTGTCACGGATCGCTGCTACAATCGCTACTTTTTCAATCATTTGACCTGGAGCTTTTTGCCACCAGTTTTTTTCAGTGTTATATGCTGATAACTCTACCTCACGATAGACTGGGCGTGTTCTATCTTTTCGGTAAACTTCACACCATCCTCCAATGAGCTTGCCACCTCTTGGTAAGATAATCCCCTCTTTATTTTTTAACTCGCCTTTTTCATCCTCATAGACTATCCCGCTTTTGAAACCGTCATAGTTCGGGTTTTGTTCTGCTCGTTTTAAGAAAGCGTCTTTGCTGACTACAATCTGAGCTGGATTGTTTCCGTACTTGATAAAGTAGACCTCTTTAGTAAATGGGTTAAGATTGCGATTTTTAACAATAGCCATCAACATCTGTAGCTCTTGAGTGCTTGCTTGGTGTTTTGGATCTACAAAGTCTCTGAGAGTTGCTCCATCTAGCTTTTGTAGGTCTGTCAAATAATTTCCTTTAGTTTGTGTGATTTCGTTTGTCATTTCCTTTTACCTCTATTGTGTTTTAAATTCCAATTTTCACGCTTTAAGCGGTTGTTTTCGTTCATGAGTGAAATTATCTTGTTTTGTTGTTCATCAATGATAAGCCCTAACTCGTAACAAGTCTCTAAGTGCCTTTTTCTCCAGTAGGCGTTGTCCTCATAGTGTTCTCTATTCATAGGCTAGCAATCTCCTACATAGATCCATTGACCAGCGCTGAAAATCCAATCAGCTGGGTCACGTTCTTCCACTGGTTCAGGAGGCTGCAAGTAATCACGGTCATAGTCAAAGGTGCCAAATAGTCCTCTGTCCATTGATTGCCTCCTTAGTTTGCCATGTCTTGATAGACATTGATTAGTTTCTGCTGATCATACACTTTCTCAGCATATCCCTGACATTGTCTACCTAGAGCCATGTTATCCTGTGATAGTTCACTTAGTAGCTCATTCTTGAGCTTGATTTCTTGTTTAAGTAGTTGATTTTCAATCTGCAAGGCTCTTACATCAATTAGATTGCCCTTTTCTTGTTTTGGTTCCTGAATTGGTTCATCTGCCAAAATTTCATCTAGTCCTAAAAAGTCTTTTAATTTATTCCACATTTTCTTACTCCTCGTCATCTTCCTCTGTCATGTTCTTATCAATAGCATCTCCTGGACTCATACCATTCAATACATCCTTGATAGTATGTGAGACATCGTGAATAGCTTTTAGTGAGCTTTCTAGTTCATCATCATCTAGTCCTAAAACATTTACAGTCAGAAATCCAAACATTGATAGTTTATGTAGTTGTTCTTGTAGTTTTTCGATACGTTCAATTTTTTCCTGTTGTTGTTTGATGAGTTCTTTATCAGTCATGATTTTTACTCTCTTTCTTTTATTTATATTAGTAGTAGTTTGTTGTAAGTTAGTATTTATTATTAAGTTAGTACTTGTTATATAGTTAGTATTTATTAGACGGCAGTTTTTAACATGGCAATTTTTAACATGGCAATTTTTAACATGGCAAAATCTTCCAAGTGTAAAATTACTCTATCTAGTTACCTGTGGATAACTCCCTTGTCAGATTTTCCTTTAAGTAAGTTTTATAGCTCTCTGACATGGGGCAGTCTGAGAAAAATCTCCTAAACTCTGTCCCATTCCCTCTGCCGTGGCTAATTCTCACAGATAGCAAGTACCCACACTGCTCTAGTATCTTGAAATGTCTGTCCACTGTACGCCTACTGATATTTAACCGTCTAGCGATTTCCTCAGGGTATACAACCCAGTCAGGCTTATTGGTTAAGATTACCGTCAATATGCCTATTGTTGCTGGCTCCAGCCTAGTATCTTGAGTGAAAGCGTTATTGAGTGATGTGTAGTTATCGTAAGTGTTCCTGATTATGTACTGCATACCTCATATTGTGTCCCCTCTCTCTAAAATTCTTGGCTGTGTGCACCTAAAATGATGTTATAGTATGAATGTCCAGCAGGAATTGTGTACCCTGACAGATTGTCAACCTGTGAGCCATCTGCCATGATGTTGATTATCCGTGGCTCCCATTTCTTTTTTATTGATTTCATGGTATAATTACCTCATAAAGTATTTTTCTAGCTCTCAAATGGATTGGCCGTCTTTTGAGGGCTTTTTCTTTAGCTTGTCAAACGTTCCTGATTTAGAAACTTGTTGATAAAGTACTGTTGACCTTTGCCAGTTACAAGCGGTGTCTTGCTAACTGTAATGTGGCCGTCAGCGTGTGTGATACTGGTTTCTTTGACTCTGATGAGTCCCATCTCTACGCTCTTTTGTGTTGGCATGTTCCAGTCACGCCCATTGCGCTTGATGAGGTATCCATGAGCTCTGAGCCAATTAAACAAGCGATTAGCCCCCATGTCTACCCCATTCTGCTTGAGTAGCTTAGCAAGCTCTCCAACCAGGATAGATGTGTGACTTGCGCTCACTGCCTCAGCAAAGAGTACTTTAGGACGGTCAGCCTCAATCTTAGCCTCTAGCTGATGTACTTTCTTGTCAGCCATGAGTAAGGCTCTTGCCATGATTTTCTCAGGGCTATTGAAGTCTTTCTCTACTTGGATAAAGTAGGCTCTGATTTCTTGCCCCTTATCTGTTTTAGACAACATTGCTAAATGTTTAGCTGTATCTAAGGTTAAAACGTAGTCATCTAGGTATTGAATGTTTCCATTCCCACCTTTAACGGGTGTACCTCCAGGTACGCCTGTGAAATCGTACCCCTCTACAAAACCTTTGATATTTTGTTCAAACCAGGCACTAAATCTCTTTTTAACATCTAATGTCTGATGTAATTGTCTAGCTGACACCACTGGCTCATGGTTGTCATTAAGTGTTACGTTTATAAGTTTGTTCATCTGTTCTCCTTTCTTATATGATTTATAATCTTATTGAGATTATAAAAAATTAAACATCAGTAGATGTTACACCTAAAATATCATCAGTAGATACTCCAAAGAATAACGCTAGATTTTTAAGATGTTTACCGCCAATGTTTGACTGGTCTTTCTCCCAGTTACTAACAGATGTTTGTGTAACACCTAATTGTCTAGCTAACTCTCGCTGCGACATCTTGTTATTTTTTGCTCGCAGCTCTGCGATGGTAATCATGTGATATACCTCCTTTTTTTATTGTTAATGTCATTATATATGATTTTGTATCTCATGTCAACTATTTTTTATGATTTATTTTAATATTTTTTAAAATATTTTTTATTTCTTTCAAAAATATAAAAGTTTTTTCTTATATAATTGATTTATAATCTTGTCTATGATATAATTAAATTATCAAAAGGAGGACAGAGCTATGAAACAATTAGGGGATAAGATAAGAGAATTAAGAGAAAGAAAAAACATGACACAGACAGAACTTTCTGAAATTCTAAACATGAAAACATATACAACTGTCTCAAAGTGGGAGAAAAATGAAAATTTTCCAAAAGGGAAAGACTTGAAGAAACTAGCAGAAATTTTCAATGTTACATCTGATTATCTTCTAGGTCTAGCAGATGAAGAAAAAGAAAAATACCATAATGAAAGAAACCATGAGATATTAACAATCTTTAATCAATTAGAAAAAAATAGACAATCAAATGTGATAGATTATGCTACTAGCCAATTAAATGAGCAAGTTAGCACAAAAACCACTACTATCCTAGATAAGTACAAAAATGATGACTATATTATAGACTATGTTGAGGGATTGGTAGCTGCAGGTCATGGAACTTTTCAAGAGGACAACTTACACATGGAAGTCAAGCTCAGAGCTGAGGATGTGCCTGAAAGTTATGACACAATCGCTAAGGTTGCAGGGGACTCCATGGAACCTCTTATAGATGACAATGACCTACTTTTCATCAAGGTCACTAGTCAGATTGATGTCAACTCTATTGGTATTTTTCAGGTAAATGGCAAGAATTTTGTTAAAAAGCTAAAAAGAGATTATGATGGCTCTTGGTACTTACAAAGTCTAAATAATAGCTACGAAGAAATCCATCTAACAGAAAATGACGACATCCGCACAATCGGGGAAGTCGTAGATATTTATAAAGGTTAAAAAAATATGTGCAATCACTGAACCACATTAAAAGCTGGGAGGTAATTTCATGAAAAAATTATTGTCTTTAGGCTTGTTAAGCCTTTCTATTGTCGCACTTGTGGCATGTTCTCAAGGCAAGAGCTCATCTTCTGAGGCTGGCTCAACATCAGAGGTTAAAACTGAGCAGTCAAGTGAGAAAAAAGTACCTACTGAGTACAAAACAGCTGTGACTAAAGCTAAGCAGTATGCTGAAACTATGCACATGTCAAAAGAGGCGATACGTTCTCAATTAGTAGGATATGAGAAATACTCTCAAGAGGCTGCGGACTATGCTGTAGATAACTCTGATATTGACTACAACAAACAAGCTCTTGAAAAAGCTAAGCAATATCAGGAAACTATGGCCATGTCTCCAGAGGCCATCCGTGACCAACTTGTAAAATATGAGAAATTTACTCAGGAAGAGGCAGACAGCGCTGTTTCTAATCTAAACTAATAAAAAAAGACCTCACGCTCACAAAGTTTGGCGACTCTGAGCATGAGGCATGTAGCAGGAAAAGATTGTCATGGAGATAACCTCTCATGATGTCTTTTCTTGTACCTATTTTATCAAAAAGGGGGTACAAAATCAATGAAATCAATAAACAAGGTGGCTATTTATGTCAGAGTATCCACTACCTCACAGGCTGAGGAGGGGTACTCAATAGATGAGCAGATAGATAAGCTAGAGGCTTACTGTAAAATTAAGGACTGGACTGTCTACAAGGTCTATACTGATGGAGGATTTTCAGGATCCAATACAAACCGTCCAGCAATCGAACAACTGATAAAAGATGCGCAAAAAAAGAAATTTGACACAGTCCTAGTCTATAAATTAGACCGACTAAGTCGAAGTCAGAAAGATACGCTCTATTTAATCGAGGAAGTCTTTATAAAAAACGGCATCGAGTTTTTAAGTCTTCAAGAAAACT